CATGGTGAAAAAGGACGTGTATTACGTAGTGCATATATGTCTCGTCAGTATCCACCTATGGGCTTAACATCAAATATTGATGGGTCTGAAATTGCTATTCCTACATCTATTGTTAAGATGAAAAACTTATTAGTATTACCTAGAGGAATGATAGCAGCAGGTACTCAATATGGACAAGTATCTAACGTATCATCTGTTGGATATATTAATGATGAAGATGAGTATGATGCAATCTCTTTAAAAGAAGGGTTGGGTGAAGTTATCGTTGGTCAATCAATTAACCCAATTATGCCAATAAGAAATGCAGGATTATTATTGTGGGGTGAGAATACTGAAAATTCTTATACTTCATCTTTGTCTGATGAACATACTATTATTACATTATTACGCTTAAAACGTGAATTACAAGAAGCTTGCTTGCCATTCTTCTGGAGACCAAATACTGCAACATTGCGTAATGATTTTGATTCTGTTTTAAGAAGTATTTTAAATGATTATGTTAGTAGAGATGAACTTTACGACTATGTATTAGTAACTGATAGTTCAGTAAATACTGCTGAAAGAATTGAGAGAAAAGAACTTTGGGCTGATATATCCATCGAAGCTACAAAAGGGGTGGAACAGATCTATCTGCCTATCCGTATTGTTAAAACTGGTTCATTATCAAGTTCTGACTAAATAATTCATATAAAACATTAAAAATAGTGGCTTTTTAGCCACTATTTTTATTTACAATCTCTAAAATAATTAAGTCTACGAAAATTAATATAGTGAAAGGCTTTCATCATAATTTTTATTAATATAATCTTTTAATGTTTTAATATAACCATTACTTCTTAATTTTTTAAAAATTAGATTTCCTTCTGATAATTCGCCACCATTAACTAAACCATCACTACGCATTAAATATATATCATCCATAGTATTTCTAGCTTCTACCGTATTATATTTTGATGATAATATATTTTTGATTCGTTCGACAAATTCTAAATATTTTGGTGAATCCTTAACATCTTCTATTTGCTGTGTAATCTTATGTGGGCGTTTTATCCATTCATCATTTAAAATTGAATAGACTCCACTTGATTTAGCAGGATTTGATGAATCTTCAACATATAATTCAACGGGATGATTATATATTGTAATATCGTGCGAAGAATTAAATACTGTTTTTTTAGCATTAAAATAATCTTGTAGCATGTTTGGATCAATATTGTATTCTGAAAAGTTTACAATTATATGTAAATCAATATCTGAATCTGGATTAAAATTAAAATTAGCCATTGATCCTGTAAAATGTATATCAACAATATTTAATTGTAAATCTAAATATTCAATAAAGGAAAAAGCTATTTTTTGGAGTTTATTTTTTACAATAGGCTTTAAAGATAAGCCTTGCCAAATATCTTTATTTAGTGTTTTACTAAATTTTATAGTTTCTTCATCTAATTTTAAATCATTAATTTTCATATTTTTTGCTCTATAAATATATATGATTATTTATAAGAAAAGGGAAAATAATGACTTCTATGCAAAAAGCAAAAGGATCAGGTTTTGAAAGAGAATGTGCAAAAATCTTAACAGAAAATTACGGATTATATTTTAATCGAAATATATCTGGATCCGGAAATTTTTTAGGACGTAGCCATTCTATTCGTAAAACATATTTGTCTGAAGCAATGATAGAATGTAATAAAGGTGATATAGTTTGCCCTTCTGAGTTTCATGGACGATTTGTTATTGAATGTAAATTCTATAAAGACTTTCCATTTCATCATTTATTAATTAATAAAGAAATTCCAGATATAAAGAAATGGATAGAACAACAAAAAGAAACAATAGATGTTAATGATTTTTGGGTTATTGTATTTAAAATAAATCGGTGTGGCACATTTATAATTGTGCCTGAATATTTATGTAAAGATTTTATTGATGATAAAATAGGTAGCCATTCGTGGTATTATCAGAATAATGAAAAATACTTAATTACTGATTTTGAACAATTTATAAAATTATATAAAGATAAAATATTAGAAAAATGTAATCAATAACAAAGCATTACTTTTTCGACATTACCCATTTTTGAACTAACAATACCTCGCTGATATGACTGTTTATAGTTAGGTATCCATTCTGGATAATATTCTGGATCATCCTTTGGATTTAACGGTGTAGTTTTATAAGGTGCATTGGTGGTATATGGATCAACATTAACGCCTGCTGTTAATACATAACTTGTATGAATATCATAAGGCTTAACAGGACTATCAAGAACATCTAAATATGACCGTCTGTCTAAAATACATCTTAGCCATACATAAGAGCCGTTAATATTAATGAATCTATTATCACGATTAACATTTAAATTGTCTTTATAATTATCAAATTCTATATAGGGTGTATTATTAGATAGTGGAATTACAAACCAATCTAATTTATTAATTGGATTATCTTTTAAAGAACCTTGTATCCAAATTCTACCAATAAAATTTGTGGTATATATACCTATTGTATTGCTTCGCTTATTTGTTTTATACGAGTTATAACCTACTGCTTTTACAGGTTCTCCAATAAAATCGATTTTTCCGCTCATATTTGGTAAAAGAATTTGTGTTTGCATTATGATTCTCCTAGTGGAAACGTACCGTTTGAAATAGCAGTAATTTCATCTTTAGTTACTGAAATTGACCAATTTTCAGGAATACCATCCAAATAAGATATTTCACAATAAAAAATCCATCCGTTGTCTATATCTAATGCGTTTAAAATATTTAATGTTAAACGAGGATCATTATTAAACGCATCAGATATTTCATTCATAATATCGATTTTTAGTTGATCGGTTTTAGGACGAAACATTTTATCCAAAATTGAAGCACCAAAATCAGGATCCCAATCACATTCTCCTCTGCGAGTATGTAAAACCATTAGCAAATCATGTATAGCTAACTCTTTATCAGTAAGAGTTTCCCAACTATCATTAACAGTTGTGTAGCCTAATGTTGTACCAATATATGCCATATAATAAACCTTATTTTTTATATGTATATTTATTATCAAAATATGCTGTTGACATTTAAAAATTATATATTTATAATAAGTGTTGTTTAAAATGATATAGGAAATAATAATGAAATATATATTACTATCTGATTTGCATGTAGGAAATTTGTCAAATTCTACAGAGTATAATAATCAATGTTTAAATTTTTTAGATTTTGTAAATGATAAAACTGAGAATATGGATATTGATGGTTGTATTTTTTTAGGGGATTATTTTCATAATAGAAACACCATTAATGTAAAAACTTTACAATGTGGGATGGAAGGTTTATATAAACTGGGCAATATAGGTAGAGGAAATACTTATATGCTACTAGGTAACCATGACCTATATTATAGAGATAGACGTGACGTTCATTCAATCGTAATTCCAGAAGGTGATATTGGCGTAAATGTTATTCAAGAGCCATTTCTACTTGATAATATGCTACTATGCCCATGGCTAATAGGCGAAGAAAATTTGAAGGACTTAATTAAAAAATATAATCCAGAATATGTATTTTGTCATGTAGAATTGGCGTCGTTTCCACTAAATGCTGTTTCAAAATTTGAAGGGGTGTTAGATTTAAATGACTATGAGGGGCCAAGAAGAATTATGTCGGGTCATTTTCATACACGTTCTTCAAAGGGTAATATTGATTATATTGGTGCTTGTTTTTCCCATAATTTTTCAGATGTAAATGATTGGCATAATAGGGGTTTTGCTATTTTAGATACTGCCACAAATGAGCTAGAATATTATGAATGGGAAGATGCCCCTAAATATTGTTCTTCAAAAATCAGTAAAATAAATGATATTGAATTTGGCTCAAATATGCATCTAAAATTAATAAATGATTTAAATTTAAAACCATTAGAGGTAGGACAGCTACAAGAGAGTTTAGAAAAATTGCCTTCAATAAAAGAATGTTTGATTTATCCAGCAGAATTTGCAAATATTGAGGAAAATAATGTGGATGAAGAATTGGAGAATATTGAAAACGTGGATATTTTAATTTCTGAATTACTTAATTCAATGGATATTGAAAATATTAATAAGAATGATTTGGTATCATTATATAGATCATTATGAATTTAATACTTGACAATGAATTGATAACATTTTAGGATATAATAGGTTAAATAAAGAAGGATTGATAAAATAT